TACGCATTGCACCGGCTGTTTCACGAAACCAATCACGTGCACCTTGAGTACGCGCTGGAATCTGTCCAGAACGAACACCTTGTGTAATGATTGTATCAAATATAGTTGCCACTAGAATTTTAGTCCCAAATGATCTTCTGTTAATATTTCGAAATCCCAGCCACGATCTTTACAGAACGATGTAGCTGCTTTCCACTTGGCTTCATTTACGCCCCACGTCATCACTTCATTAATGTAACGTTTGTTTGGCTTATTTATTACAGCTGGCGGCCGTGTCTGTGCTTTCGGTTTAATCTCAATCAACGCAGACTTTGTCTTGCCATCGGGCATCTTCTTCTTGATATAGAAGTCGACAAAGTAACGATGCATTCGATTATCAATCGGAGAACGATACGGAATCACATGTTCTTCACTGGACCATTCGACAATACTCGGATCTTTGTCTAATCGAGACATGTAAACGAGCTCCCACCTTGAACGATACACTATGTTCGTGGGATCACCTCTGTATTTCGAAGGATTCAATGGTTTGAAAAAACCTTTATAAGCCATAGTTCTATTTATAAATAAAGAAAGAACTTTCAAAGAAGAGAACACATGGCTATTATCAAGCTTAATAACGACGGATTGAGAAAAAGTAAAGGCATTGCAAGCCGACTTATTGACAACGTCGTAAATAAAGTAGAACGAAAGCTCGAAAACGCAGTTGAAGATGCTTTTGGAAAAGCACTAAAGAAGATTGGATTATCGGATAATATTGCGGGACAACTTTCTGCTCGCTTTGGTGATGCGTTCTCTGTAGGTCAAGCTGATAAATTCTTTGGTACGTCGACTTCTGAACAGAATAGAGTTTCTTCAAAGGATTGCGTAGATAATATATTAAATCGCCAAGCAGAAACTGTCGTAGATGCTCAACAATCTATCAACAGTAAAATTCAGGCGGATGAAGGATTGCTTCAATTCCCGCCTGATATTGGCGAATATTACATGCTCATGAAGTTTACAGAGTATGCTCGTCCAAGTCCTCAAACAGTAGCTATTCGTAAAGCACTTAGAAACTTTATTCTTCCTGTTCCAAGAGAACTCAAAGAGCAATTTTCAAATAACATCGATCCAAAGGGCATGGGAACTCTGGCCGGTGGACTAACTGATATTGGTACTGATGTTTTCAGAGGCGGTGGCGGAGAGAATGCTAAAGGTCAATTTGATGCATTAGCATATTCTTATGCTGTACAAAAAGTTGGTGATTTGCTTAAAGGTGCAGATGATGCCATTGGTCAATTTGGTGGTGCGGTTCCAAATCCACACCTTCAAGCTATTTTCTCTGGAGTTCAATTAAGAACACATAGTTTCCAATGGACATTTTCTCCAAGAAATGCGATTGAAAGCAGACAACTTCAACAGATGATTTATGAACTGAAAAAGTATTCACTTCCAGCTTTCAGCAATCTTGGTACAGCAGCACTGCAATACCCTCCTTTAGTTGATATTGAATTATATCCTTGGAAGAAAAACAACGAAGATCTTATTGTATTTAAGCCGTGTTTAATTCAAAGTGTTTCTGTAAACTACTCGCCACAAGGATTGCCAGCATTTTTTAAGGGTACCAAACAACCAACGTTTATCCAAATTTCAATTGAATTTATGGAAACCGAAATTCAAACTGCTTATGACTATGGAACAAAACCTGGTGATCGTAATGACCAAGCAACGAAGCTTTATGAAGAACTAAAAAGCGCTTCAGCTGAGAAGTTTCCGGGTATTGCTGACGCGGTCAGCGAAGCTGTTGACTATGGTACTAAACTAATAGATACTGCGAGCGCAGCTGCACAAAGGGCTAATCGATAATGTCTAGATATTTTTCAAGATTCCCTCTTGTAGATTACAATGGTACTCCCGCCAAAAACATTTTGGCACGGGTTGACTTCAGCGAAGAAACAAAGAGAGATATCTATTCTAACTTTGATTACGTTATTCAAGATGATTTGATTCGTCCAGACTTTCTTTCATATACGTATTATGATTCATCACAATATGACTGGATGATCTATCTTTCTAATAATATTATAGATCCTTATCATGACTATTATTTGAGCACAGACGATTTCAAAAAATATATCATTGGAAAGTATGGTACAGTTGAATCGGCAAGAGAGAAGATTCTATTTTATAGAAACGATTGGACTTCAGACGAAAGTGTGATTACAGAATCAATTTACAACTCTCTTGATCCCGCAATTAAGAAATATTGGAAACCAACGTTAAATGCAAACAACCAAATTGCTGGATACGAACGTGTAAAAGAAGATTGGGTTGTAAGTACAAATAAAATTTTGGAATTGGTTCTAGCTGCTAATGTTACAGCGTTTGATGTTGGAGATATTATATCTCAAACGGCTACGGGTGCTTATGCTACGATTGTTGCAAAAGACACTGTTAGAAACTCGGTTATTGTGCAACATGTTGAAGACGACTTTGAGGTAAATGTAAGCCAAGGTCTGTTAGAGGTAAATGTTCTTAAGGTGAATATTCCAAATACAGAAATTAGTTTCTGGAGTAAAGTCACTGCTTATGATGATGAGCAAGAAAAGAATGAACTAAAAAGATATGTGAATCTTATTAAGAAGTCTTATCTTCCAGAAGTAGAAAAACTGTTTGTAGAGTTACTTAACCCATGAGTTCAAATGTAACGATGAGAGAGGGTAAGTTTAAACTTAGTACGTTTGAGCTTACTACACCAATTGATTGTAGAACTTTAAAACTGGCGCCATACTGTGCTAGAGCTGACATTTACGAAAGTGTCTTAGAACCAACAGTTGTTGCTGAATTTATTATTGTCGATAAAGTTGGTATGTTCAATCGCTTCAATTTTCTTGAACAGCGTATTAATATTGACTTTACCACATACGAAGACAATAAAAGCGCAAACGTAAAATACACATTATATCCTATTATTGTTGACCCGGCAGAAACACTACCAGATGATAAAGGGATTACATATAAAATTACGTGCGTTTCACGTGAAGCAATTAAATCTACACAAATTAAAAACATTCCTTTGGTAAGAAAAAAGACCGAAAGTGAAACTATTATTAATGCTCTTTTGCAGCTAGTGGAAACTGATAAGAATTACTTCTTTGAAAAAACCCTAGGTTTGCAGGCATGTAACTTCACTGAACTTACTCCATTCGAGGCGATCGATCAGATTAGACTTAAGTCAATGTCTGCTCAATATAGCGGTCACTGCTTCTTGTTTTATGAAAACAGTAAAGGGTATCACTTCAAAACCTTTGAAAGTTTGATTGATGAAGGAAAGAAGAAGATTGGTGATAAGTATTATACTCAAGTTGCTCTAGCAGATGTCTCAGTAACTGGTTCTCGTTGGAGAAACATCCTTGGATTAAAAGCGATCCAGACAGGTAATCAGAACGTTACTAGAATGCTTGGTGGTGGTAAAGTTCTAATTAAAAGAAAGAATGTTATCACTGGTCAAATTGATCCGTACACCATTGACTCTTCGAAAATAGAATTTGTTTCTTTGAATAAAGGTTCTACTAGCCAGAACTTAACGTCACAGAAAGAGCTTTCAAAGGACGAAGGCAGGATTGAAATTACGTATTTCGATCCATCTGTTGAAACAGCAGATCAAGCAGAAGCAAAAGTATTAAGACCATATTATCTTTCTTTTCTTTTTAATACGGTTGCTCATATTACAGTATATGGCGACACCACAGTTACAATTGGTGACGTAATTACATGCGATATTCCAGAGCATACTGGTCTTACTCTTGGTGAAGAAAGACCATATGTTGAAAGCAACGAGATTCTTGCCGGTAATTATTTGATAACTAAGTGCCGACATATTCTTTCTTTCAATGAAGGTGCTGAATATATGCAAGCACTTGAAATTGTAAAAGATGGTTACGGTGGCACTCCGCCTAGACCAACGAAATAGGAGATATTATGAACATTCAAAAGTGGTTTGAAGGCGAAATTGTTGATGTTGACGATCCAGAAAAGCTAGGTCGCGTCAAAGTAAGAGAAACGCTCGGTCATAGCAACAGAGTAGACCCAGAAGATCTCTTTTGGTCTCACGTTCTTATGCCACCAACAGGTGCAAATGCAAAAGGAGCTGGTGTTTCTCCAGTTGGCTTAACAGAAGATTCTAAAGTAATTGGATTTAGAATTAATGAAACTCTTTCTTATGTGTTAGGATCTGTTGCTTATGTTCCTAACGATGCAGATCATTCCGTTTCAAGACAAGCTCGTGGCGTTGGTCCTGTAAAGAAAGATTATATTGAAGAGCTCGGTGAAAAGAAGACCGAGTATGACGCAAAGTATCCGCACAACAAAACAATTACTACATCCTCAGGACATGTACTCGAACTTGATGATACACCTAAGGCTGAACGTATCCATGTGTACCATACATCTGGTTCGTACGTAGAGATCTTTCCAGATGGATCGATCATTACTAAATCGATGGAAGATTCTGTGAGTGTAACTATGAAAGATCACGCTATCAGTGTTGTAAAGGGTGATCTTCAGATTGTTGCCAATGAAGGTATGATTGAAATTACGTCTGATAAAGACATCAATCTTGTTTCAAAGTCTGGAGTAGTAAATATTCGAGGTGCCGTAATTGGGCTGAATGGATAATGACAATCGTTGTTGATCTACCAAAGATTCCAAAGTTACAATGCTCACCCGATGGTAAATTGAGCAAGAAAGACTTAGATGCTTATTTTAAAAACATCGGTAGAACTATAGGTCGACTTGAATTATCTGTTGTTGGCTTAGATTTAGATGATGAGTGTTCACTAGCAGTTATTGCTGCTATTGTTGCAATTGATGCTGCAACAAAGCCACTTGAAGAGATAACAACAACGCCATTAGATAAGTTGAAATCAAAAGAACTCGAGTTTCGTTATCGAGCTCGTGAACTTGGTAAAGACATTGAAGAATACTTTCAAAAGAAAGTTACTGAAATATTACTTGATCTAATTGAATTGTTAGGAATACCGAATCCATTTGAAGTGCCAATTCCATTTCTTGGTACAGCAACACTCTTAGATGATAAAGGTAATCCATACAAATACGATCCAGTGATTGTTGATTTGTTTACAAAAGAAGGCCAAAGAAAAGTAAAGCTTGCTGCCAAGGAAGACATTGAAAAAGTAAACAAGTTCCTTGGTATCGAATCGACATATAATGGTGATCTAGGAATCAAATCACCAGACCTTGAAGCTGAAGAAACTTGGCACAAAATAAAGAATTGGTTCAACAATCTTATTAATGACTTCATTGGATCTGTGGCTAATGCAATTGCAAAAGCAGTGAAAGCCATTCCAATCATTGGTAAGCCAATTTATGATTTGATTACAGCTGCAACAGATCCTACCATTACAGTTGAACAGGCTTTCGATAAACTGGTTGCTGAATACAAAGCCAAGATTAAGAAAGCCAAAGAAGATGTTTTGTCAGGTAAAGCAGTTGAAGACCTCGGCCAAAAAATCTTAGATGAAGCTATTGAAAAGATTCTAGGAATTCAAATTCCTCTTATTGGCACTGTAGGCGATCTAATAGATGTCAATCCTGATGATCGTGATATTGTAATTAAAGAAGGTATTTTTCATGAGATCGAAGATAAGGTAAAAGAACTCATTGCTAAGGCTCGTAGATTTTTCAAGGGTGGATTGATCGTTAAGATTAATGATATTATTGCAAAGGCGCCTGGTTATATCTTACAGCAGTTTCCTATTGTCGGTAAGATCTTCAAGATTATTAAAAGAGTTGCTGACATTCTTTCGGGCAAGAATCCTTTGACAGAATGTGAAGTACTTAATATACTCTTGCCACCAATCTTTAGCTTTGGCAGTTTAATTGAGAACTTGCTTCCAAAGTGCGTAGAAGTCAGATACTTAGAATAAATAAAACTAAAAGAGAAATAGATGGTAGATACTGCACGTATTGATAGAATTACACGCACAGATAAAGCTTCTGACAAGAAGCCGTATTATAGTGACTTCTATACAAACTTTAACGCGCATCCACAAAACAAGCGTTTGGTAAAGTATACTAATGAAAACTCCGTAAAGAGATCTGTACGGAGTTTGATTCTTACAGAGCCGGGAGAAAGACTTTTTCAACCGGAAATTGGATGCAAAATCAGACGTTTACTCTTTGAAAACATGTCTGACATTACTGCAATTCAATTAAAAAATGCTATTGAAGAAACAATATCATTATATGAAAAGCGTGCAAGAGTAATCACTGTCGAAGTTGTTCCAAACGAAGACCTTTATAACTACGACGTATACATTATTTTTGAAGTAATAAATAGTATTACTCCTGTTGCCCTCAACATAACTTTAGACAGAGCACGATAATGGCTGCCAATTCAAGTATTACTTTATCACAACTTGATTTTAACGAGTATAAAAACTCGCTCAAAATGTATCTTACTGAACAAGATGAGTTCAAGGATTATGATTTTGAGGGTAGTAACTTATCCGTTTTGCTCGATGTTCTTGCCTATAATACCTACCAAAACGCATTCTATCTGAATATGATTGGTAGTGAAATGTTTTTAGACTCTGCTAGGTTACGTGATAGCGTAGTTTCGCACGCCAAAGAATTAAATTATCTTCCAAGATCGTTTACATCTGCAATTGCTAAAATTCAATTGAAAATTACTCCAACAGATTCAAACAAAAACTCGATTGTTATTCCAAAGGGTACTGCGTTTATTTCTCGTGTTGATGATTTCACTTATACGTTCAGCACAAGCGAAAACGTAGTTATTACAAATAAAGTAAATGGTTCTTTCCAAAGTGATACTATCACGATTTATGAAGGCAACTACCTGAGTGATACTTCAGTTATTAATTACAGCAGCCCGCTCATCTATAGAATTAGTAATAGAAACGTAGATATTTCAAGTGTTACAGTAACTATACTTGAAGACAATGGTTCAGTCACTCAGGAATATACAAGAGCAACTTCGCTATTTGGACACGATGAAAACTCAAAAGTCTTTTTCTTGCAACCAGCCATTGGTGACTCTTATGAAGTAGTATTTGGAGATGGTGTTGTTGGTCGTAAACCAAAAAACAATTCAATTGTAATTATTGAATACCGAGTATCAAATGGTGAGCTTCCAAACGGTGCATTTAGATTTATCAATGCAGCACGTATTGATAGTGAATCCAGAAATTAATGCTGTCATAGCATACGGTGGTGAGGATGCAACTCCTCCACAATATGGTCGTATCTTTGTTTCTGTTGATCTGACAGATGTTGATGGTCTACCAAAGATTAAAGAAGACGAATACAAAAGATTCCTTCGTTCACGCTCTTCGGTTGCAATGGAACCACTTTTCATTACTCCAGATTATACCTATCTTAAAGTTGATAGTACTGTTCGTTATAACATTAACAGAACAGGTCTAAATCCTGAAGATCTTCGCGCTTATGTTATTGATGCTATTCTAAACTATGCATCAACAAATCTAAATAGCTTTGCAAAAACATTTAGATACTCTAAGCTTGTTCAAGCAGTCGATGCAACAGATGCCAGCATTATTAGTAATGAAACAGATATCAATCTAGTAAAATATCTTACTCCACAAATCGGCACTGCTTTAAACTTAACAATAGATTTTAAGTGTCCGCTGACTTATGAAATTCCTCTATTAGGTGATGAGCATCCTATTATTGACGTACATGGTGTAACATCAACCGCGTTTACATATAATGGAATCCAGAACTGTGTTCTAGAAGATAACGGTGATGGTGTTATGAGAATTGTAACTCCTACTGGAGCAAACCATAAGAAGATTATTGATATTGGAACTGTTGATTACGACACAGGCGTAGTAAGACTGAATAACTTTAATATTCAAAACTATGTAGGTACATCACTGAAGATCTATGCTGAGCCAAGATCACGCGATATTACTGCCATCCAGAATGTGATATTAAATATCATTGAATCAGACGTGAACATCACAATCGAACAGATTAGAGAATAATGAAGAAAATAGAAGCAATAATTTCTCCATTTGTTGAGAACCAGTTTCCTTCTTTCTATCAGGAAGAGGGTCCACAGTTCATTGCTTTTGCCAAAGCATATTTTGAATGGATGGAGAATAGCGGTTCTTATACGGCGGCCAACGGTGATATTGTAACCCCTTATATTGATTCATCTGCAAACATTAGTTATACATCTAATAGCTCAAATAAAGCAATAGGTCCTGCTGCTCTCTACCAAGCTCGCAAGCTTCCAGACTATCGTGATATTGATACGACTGTAGATGAGTTTATTCTACAGTTCAAAGAAAAGTATCTCAAAAACATTCAGTTTGATACTGCCACAAACAAAGAACTTCTAATTAAGAACTCGCTCGACCTGTATCGTTCAAAGGGTACTGAGCGTTCTATTGACTTGTTCTTCAAATTGGTATATGGTACAGCTGCTGAAGTACGTTATCCAGCCGATAACATTCTTCGTGTTTCTGATGGTATCTGGGAAAGACCAGAATATCTAGAAGTTACACACAAGCGCTTTAACGTTGACTATGTTGGTAAGCAAATCATCGGTGCTATTTCTGGTGCCAAAGCATTCGTAGAAAAGTTCATTCGTCGTCGTACCTCGGTTGGATACGTAGATATTCTTTATATCTCTGGACGCCAAGGCGAGTTTACCAATGGTGAATTGCTTGGTCTGAATGTCAATAACAATCCAGTTTATGACAGAACAAAAAGAGCTAAGCTCATTGGTTCTGTTAAGCGTGTAATTCTACAAGATCGTAGCCGCGATTTTAGAGTTGGTGATATTGTTACATTCACCGGAACTTCAAACGGTCTCGGTGGTTTAGCTCGAGTTGAGTCTGTCAGTGAAGCAACTGGTATCGTAGACTTTATCTTTATCGATGGTGGATATGGATACACACTCAATTCAGAATCAATTATTTCTGAAAAAGTAATCACACTTGATAGCGTTGTAGCAAATACAAACAGCGACCAATACTTCCGTCTGTTCGAACAGGCAGTTGAACCAATTGTGAATGCCACATTTACGAGTGCGACTGCAAATCTAACGATTGGTCAAACATTATCTCGTTATGCATCAAATGGTCAGGTGTCCGGGGCTGGTAAGATTGTCGATATTGATCAGACCGGTTCAAATGGCACGATCATGATTTCACACGTCAATGGCGTGTTTACAAATACAGCAACATACTTTACACCTGGCAATGTCATTTCATTCCATGCCAACACCGTTGAAGATAGAACAATTGGTGGTAAGGTAATGGGTATACCACAAGTGTACACATTAACTCTAAGAAATCAAAATGGTACGCTTGCTGTAAATCAATCTGTTCTATATAAAAATACTTCTGCTATTGTAGGCAGAGGAACTATTCAGAGTATTACTGCAGACGGTACTGGTAATACCGTTGTAATCAATAATACACGCGGCGCATTTCCAATTGGAGAAAGATTAGAAGTATCTACGGATTCTTCTATCTCTGCTAATGTGACTGCAGTAAGTCTTACTGTTGGTGTATATGATATTAGAAAGTTCATTAGTACACTAAAATATTCTACAGCGAATAATAGTGAACTTTTACATAGCAATAGAATCTATCGCTATGACAGTGCCGGAAAGAAGATCGCTGAGGGTCTTCTTCTTACTGTCTCTCACGATGCTGGTACTTCATCTGGTAATCTTACCTTTGTTCCAATCAAAGGTTACTTTACTGAAACTGATACATTCTATACTGGTGCAAACACAGGTCGTGCTACTGTTGTTACATACACGGTAGCAAATGCCGGTGGTGACTATATTGCTTCTGAGCATGCAAGACTCTTTACACAAACAACCAATACCACAGCGATTCCACTTACAACAAGTTTTGGTTCCGGTGCACAGTTTAATGTTGGAACTCTTGGTGATACAGAAGACATCTTCATTGGCACAGATCTAATTTCGGCAAACGGTGTAGGAACACTTGATTACGACCGTGTTACTCTAACAGTCGGATCAAGTTCTGCATTTGCTGTTGGTGATCGTGTTTATCAAGAAGTAAACAAAATTGCTTTTAATGCAAGCAGTTCTGTAAATGCTACAACTGGAAAAATTACTCTTCCAAGTGCTAGCACACTATTCAACATTGGCGATATTGTACGATATCAAGTTGCTGCTGGAAATACTGCACTAAATGGTTTATATAATGGTGATTACTACTATGTTGCAGCTACTACGGCAACAGACGTAATTCTTTCTCATCCATATCGTAAGTTTGATCAAATTAATTCCACAAACTTCTCTACATTTGCTAATAACAAAGTGGATGAAGCGGGACATTACTTATATAAGTTAGCACACGGAACTGTTTTTGAAAAATCAACAGGCGTATTAAGAACTAAAGATAACCACAATTACTTTTCTGTTACTGGCGGAACTGCAGATGTAAGCACATTTGCAAATAGTAATATTATTAAGTACGGTGCAACATCCACAAATACTACTATTGATGCTGTAGCAGTTTACACTACACTTAATCAAGCAAATCAAGTATATTCTGCTTTACCAATTGCTGGTGCTGCATTCGGATTTCCAAAGAATCCTCAAGGTGATTCTAAGAATAAGATCTTTACATGTCTAACGTTTGATAAATTCACACTCGGTTCTATTGGAGCACTTTCAGGCATCGACCCTGGAGCTGGTTACAACGTCGATCCATATGTTCTTGCTTATCAACCATATATTTCAGCATTTGGTCGTAGAGATTTTATTATTAATATTTCCGGTGCAACTGGTGTATATGCAGTTGGAGAAAGAGTAAATCAAACTCTTGCAGATTTAAGGTACTACGATCTAAAAGTAGATAATGGTGCTTATAGTGATACGTTTGATGAAAAGCTTGTAACAGTAAATGTTGACGACGAAATCCAGAGTGGAAATGATTTCATTCTGTATGTTTCAAATTCTTCTACATTCAATACAACAGATGATGTAAATTCCAATACAGATTTTATTTCTATTACAAATGCAAATGGTATATATCCAGTAAATACATATGTTCGCTATTATACTAATAATGGAAACACGGCATTATCTTCTCTTGCTAACAATGCATTCTATTATGTTGCAATGTCTAACTCGTCTGGCATTACGCTAGCGACTAGTCAGGGTGGTGCAAATATTAACCTGACTCAGGCTTCGAATGTTGCGACATTCAACTCAAACACAAACGTTCAAAATAGCAATGATTTTATTACTATTGCAACTGCAAATACACTGTTTGCAAATGGTCAACAGGTAAGATACATTACCGGTGCCGGCAATACTGCTGTGACCGGTCTAACAAACAACGCACTGTATTATGTAAGATACGCAAACACAACTGGTCTTGCTCTGTCTGAGACTGCTGGCGGTGCGAACGTAAATATTACTGCTTTGGATCCAGGTGGCGGCGGTCACTTCCTGAGATATTATAATCCAGCTGCAAATGGACATAACATTGTCAAGTATGCAAATGAGTTTGCAAACAATCAAAGAGTAATATATCGTACGCCGGCGGCAAACACGGTTATCGATGGTCTGGCAAATAATACTGCATACTATATTGTCAATGCAAACACGGTTGGATTCAAACTGTCGGATGCACGCGGTGGAACAGTAAAAGCAATTAATGCAGCTGCGGCCTCACTGGAATCACATACATTCTCTACAATTCCTGGATTCCTACCTGGTGATCGCGTGTATCAAAGCACAACTCCAGTAATGAATGCCAGTGTACAATCAATCTTCTCAAATACAACTGGCGATTATGTTCGTGTATCTGGTAATACATCCACAATCAATGTAACATCATCAAATACACTGCTTTCATATTCAAATCCGTATGTTAGTGCAAATGTATCTACTGCAAGCTTGTATCAAATTACATCTACTGCAAAGGGTATTGTCAAGTCAGCCTCAGATTGAAGCTAACGTTATTACAGCAAATGGCCAAATTACATCTCTACAGGTTGTAGACTCTGGTGTTGGTTATTCGAATAGTGATGTTCTACAATACACTTCAGCAGACGGCGCGCGTTCAGGGTCTATTAAAATTGTTGTTGATGGACACGGCATTGGTGAAGGATATTATAGAAGTTCAAAGGGCTTCCTATCTGAAGACATGTACATTCATGACGGTGACTACTATCAAGAATACTCGTACGAGATTCTGTCGAAGATCTCTGTTGATCGTTATGCAGACATGTTCAAGAAGGTTATGCATACTGCTGGTACTAAGTTCTTTGGTTCGGCACTGGTTGTCGAGGAAGATTCTATTACAGTTGAACTTTCTGAAATTGCAACTGGTCAAGAAGTGAAGTTCAACTCAGCCGGTGATGTAAGCACGGCAAATAAAACAATCGATACGGACATTACATCAAATCCATTTGCAAATGGTGATATTGTAAGATACACAACCGCAACCGCAAATGTTGCTGTTTCGCCATTAGCCAATAATACCAACTATTATATTGTACAAACATCCGGATCTACTGTTAAACTTGCAACATCTGCCGGTGGAACTCCTATAAATATAATAGCTAATACAACACCTGATGTAGATACATCCGGCCATTACTTGACAAAGACGATCGAGGAATAAATGTCAGTTACTCAAAAACTTGTAACAACAAATTTTAATGTAGAAAGTGCCGCAAGTTTTGTGAGTTCTTTTGCAAACAATGATTTTCCTAAGTATCTTTGGTCTTCTGGTACTTACTACGATAAGTACGATCATACTGATGGCAATTTAGATACCAAGAAATTCTATACGGTTGTAGATGCCGGTACAGAATTTAATGTTTTCAAATGTTTATTCAATGCTAGTAATAGTACAGTACAAGTAAGTTCTACTGACGCTCCATCTGTAAAATCATTAGAACCATATCCTACTGGTGATGAATATATTTGGAAGTACATGTATAGTATTACCAAAGCAGAGTATGAAAAGTTTGCTACAACAAACTATATTCCAGTCGTTGCAAATACAACAGTAGAAGCTGCGGCCATTCCAGGCACTATTGAAGTAGTTGATATTATTACACGCGGCAAAGGTTATGATAACTACATTAATAATGGCATTTTTAGAACTACTGACATCAGTGTTGGTGGTAATGATGAAATCTACGGTGCACCAGATACTGCTGAAGCAGAAGATGATTATTACGCAGGTTGTGTAATTAAGATTACTGAGTCTTCAGCCGGTGCTGCAAATCAATATCGTCGTATTGTAGATTATCGTGGCCAAGGTGGCCAAAAAATCTTTATTCTAGATTCACCATTTAATCCTGCTCCTGCAGCCGGCGATGAATATGAAGTTTATCCGTATGTTTACATATGGGGAGATGGAAGTGAAACAACAGCTGCCGAAGGTAGAGCTATTATTGACAGCGCAAGTTCTAATTCAATTGTAGAAATTGAAATGCTTGCCGTTGGCGCAGGCTATCGCTATGGCGAAGCATATGCAGGAAAAACTACAAACAGTATTCCAGTTACAGTTGATAGCGTGTTTATTGATCTTCCAGCTTCTGTATCAGGTAGCGCTGGCTTTACTGCGGCAACATTGCAGCCAATTATTTCGCCTATAAATGGTCATGGATCAGATCCAACTACCGAGCTGGGTGGCAAAAGAGTTTGCATTAGTACTAAGTTTACAAATAGCGAAGGTTCGACTATTCCAGTCGAGAATGATTTCCGTCAAGTAGGTATTATTAAGAATCCTTTATATACAAACGTAGATATTATTCTTAAAACTGCAAATACACTTGGCACTGGATTTAGCATTGGTGAAACAGTTCACCAATTTAAGCAATTTAAGCTTCATGGAAACGTTTCAGTTACATCCGGCAGTACTACGATTAAGAAAACAAATCAAGGTCGTATTTCTTCTGTTGTTAGTATTATTAATGGCGGCGAAAGCTATTCGTCAGACGTAGCCGTGACTGTAACTAATCCTCTTTCTGGTGGAGATGGTCTTGCCGTATCTGTTACCTTAACATCAAATGTTATTACTGGCGTTACTGTATCTAATCAAGGTAATAACTATATTGAATTGCCTACTTTGCAAGTAACTGCTACCTCTGGAACTAACGGCCAGTTGGCTGTAGCATTTGCCAATCCACAGACACCTACGTTTAAAGATAACTTTGTTGCTGGTGATTATGTTCTAGTTACAAGTGGAACCAATCTTTTTCTTTCAAAGGTGGCAGGTGTTCCTCAGGATTACCAAATTACTACAACAACAAATTCGACATTCACGGGAGATAACTGTGAAGTTTCAGCACTTGTTCTTCAAGCGTCTGGAAAAGTTTCATCTGTAAGTGCTGGAAGAATTACTCTTTCAAATGTTGCGGGTGTATTCACAGAAAATTCTAGAGTTATTGGTCTTACTTCTAATACGACTAGCGTTATTCAAACAACTGCTGGCGCCTCTCCATCTCTTCCAATTGAAGTAAATGATAAAGCGGCCGGAGGATTTAATACTGCTGTTCAACTTACAAGACTAACTGGCACCTTCCCGACCGGTGGAACAAGTTTCCTTGAAGATGAAGTTATTGAACAAACTAGCTTAATACCATATGCTAAACCACGTGGTGCTTTCCACCATATCGAACTTACAGACGGATCTGATAACGATCATATGTACATCAGTAATAAGTTTGGTATTTACAATTTAGATCCAGGTGGCGTAAGACCTATTAGAGGCGTAACTTCTCTTGCTTCGCTCAATAATCTGACTAATAAATATCCTGGAGACTTTGTTGTCGGCAGTGGCCAGGTTCTATATCTTGAAAATCTAGATCCGATTACTCGAAGCGGCAACAAATCAGAAATTATAAAGATAATCTTGGAGTTTTAATTAAATGGCTCTGCAAACAGACCTAAACGTATTTCCATATTACGACGACTACGATCCGACAAAGAACTTTTATCGTGTTCTTTTCCGTCCAGGCGTAGCTGTTCAGGCACGTGAGCTGAATCAACTCCAGAGTATTCTGCAAAACCAAGTTGAGAAGTTTGGCGATAACATCTTTAAGCGTGGTACAATCATTGAAGGTTGTAACATTATTCGCCACGATGTTCTTCCTTATGTAAAGATTAAAGACACAGAAGCAGATGGAACACCAATTTCTGTTACTGCTTTCGAAGGCATGTCTGTACGTAACAGTTCAAACGTAGCTGGTCATATTGTGAAGACAGTTGCTGGATTCGAATCACGTTCTCCAGATCTAAATACTCTTTATGTAAAATACAATTCATCTGGTTCAGATTCGAATACATTTACATTTGCTGCAGGTCAAACTCTTACTGTATACAGTCCACTCTATCCAATCTTTAAGGCACGAGTAAATAACGGTTCATCGTTGTTTAGTAATACTGATGGAGTAGTAGTTGTTTCAGCTCTCGCTGTACAGAACTCAACCGGTGGTAAAACATTCGCACCTGGTTCATTTTCAGCAGGCCATACAATTCAAAACGGTGTAGCCAATCTTGTTATTATATCAACAGATGCTACTACAAATACAGAAGCTCTTATTCTAAAAGTTAGACCGTATGCAAACAATCTTGCTGACGGTACTGCTAATACTACATTGTGGCGTGTTGGTGTTGGTGAAACAATTCGCAACACAACTGCGCCATTTGCTACTGCAAACGTTGTAGCACTAATTGGTACAGGCGCAGCTGGATCTCTAGTAACAGATGCTTCACGTAAAATCACTTCGATCTCTGTTACTAGTCAGGGTACAGGATATTATGTACCACCACACGTAACAGTAATGAAGCAATCTACATCAGCTCTGTCTGCGACAGAAATTGGTGATCTAGATGTTGAAGCTCTTAACTACATGGCAACAATTACTGTTGCAAACACAGCACAAATTCCAATTGGTACTGGTTACGGTGTTACTGTTGATGAAGGTACTATTTACCAGAAGGGATTTTTCTCAAGAGTATCTCCACAACTAGCAGTTGTAAGTAAGTATTCCAACACAAACTTTGATAAGTCAGTTGGATTCTATACTGCAGAGGATATTATTGATAGCAATGAAGATACATCACTTCTTGATAACGCTACTGGCACTTATAACTACGCAGCTCCTGGTGCTGATCGTCTTAAGCTAACTCCAGAACTTCGCGTTCTTGATAAGGAAGTTGCAGATGCAAATACTGACTTCCTTCCAATTATCGAGTTTGCTGATGGTCGTCCATATAAGAAGAACCTAACAACTGTATATAATGTAATTGGCAACGAGATTGCTAAAAGAACATATGAAGAATCTGGTAACTATGTTCTAGATCAGTTCATTGTAAATGTAAGCGATTCTAAGACTTTCTCTGAAACAGAAACTGTATTTAAAATGACAGTTGATCCGGGTAAAGCTTATATCAATGGTTTCAGAGTTGAAACAGGTGAATATAGCACAAGCATTGCTAAGGGTGTTGCAACATCAAACAATCCTGCTGCAAGAATTCGTCTTGGATACGGCAACTATGTTCGTGTAAAAGAACTTGGCGGAAACTTTTCTTTCAATGAAGGTGCCAAGGTTGATCTTCAAGGATCTGCTGCTACGTACATCACAACCGGTGTACCAGCCGGTAGTGCAATTGCTGCTCCAGGAACAAAGCTTGGAGAAGCAAGAATTCGTTCTATCACACTTGAAACAGGTGAAGTTGGATCGCCGAATGCTGTATACAGACTCTATCTTTTCGATGTTGTCATGGAAGCCGGCAAAAACTTCGGTCTTGTTCGCTCAATATATTATGGCGGAACAAATAAGGGTATTGCCGACGTAGTACTAAGTGATAGCGGTGCAGCTATTCTAGAAGATTCGGCTGGTACTTCTCTACTATATAGTTCTGTTCCTGCTATGCAAACAGCAGAAAGAATTACATACACATATAGAACTATTAATAGCAGTGAAGAAGCACTTACAAACGGCGAAATCACATTAAATCTTGGGTCGGGTGAAACTTTCCCGTATACTGGAGTTCTTGGCGATTCAGCAAAGAAAGAACTGCTAGTTATTCCTAAAGGAAACTATCAGGCACAAGCAAACGCATCAGGAACAATTTCTATTGGCGCAAGCTCTACTTCAAATCTTCAGGTTGCTGGTGCCGGTGGTACTAACTTCTTAAATGTATTTAGTGCCGGTGACTTTGTTAAGTTCTTAAACAGCTCGGGTGGTAATGAAGTTATTAGTCAGGTTGCTCAGGTAACTGGCGCGTCTTCAATGATTCTTACTTCGGGTCCTGGTCAAACATACTCTGGCGGTTCAGTAAAGCTTTACTATCCAGCCAATGTTCCAATTTCGCTAACTAGCAAAACAACTCGCACAGCAACTGTTACATCGCCAGGCACTATGGTTATTGCTCTAGCAAATACCATTGCTAATGCGAGTACCGGAAGTTCTACATCTGCTGACATGATGGTTGTCTATAATGCAACTAGAAATAATATTGCATCAGCAGTAAAAAGCGTAACTCGCTCAATTTATACACGTGCTGTTTGTTCAAATAATGCTGGTGGTACTCGTGGCCCTTGGGCACTTGGTGTTTCTGATGCTTTCCGTCTAAGAAAAGTATATGTAGCAAATGGCCAATCAAGAGCTCTGAACTTCAATGCTAATACTGGCATCATAAACTCTGGTACTCAAACTGCGTTTATTCAGATATCCAACAACCCATTTGCAAATGGTGATTCGGTAGTCTACGCTGATAGTACAACAACGGTTACCAACCTTACAGATGCTGGAACATACTATGCCGTATACGCTAACACCAGCGGTATGGCTCTTGCTTCTGCTCGTGGTGGAGCAAATATCCAACTAGGAGCAACTACAACATCAGAAAACCACACACTCACAGGCCAACCAGTATTCTTTACTGGAAATACCTATGGTGTATCTGATGTTACGAACGACTTCTACATTGATATTAATCAAAAGGAAGACTATCTAGATACTTCTTATCTGTATAGAAAACCTCGTGCAGCTGAACTTGTATCGAATGATATTCTACTTGTACAGTATGACGTGTTTACCGGCGGTGAGGCAGGTGTTAAAACTATCAGTTCTTATACAGTCGATGACTCATTAGACTTTGCAGCGCTATCTGCTTCTGAAAGTGTGCACACAATGGAAATCCCAGAAGTTCTGGGAACCAGCGGCAAGTACTATGATCTGCGTGATCAGTATGACTTCCGTCCACGCTCTGCAAATACAATTAAACTGGTTACAGACATTTCTAATGTGCCAGCTGGAGCAAATGCTCTATCTATTATTAATCCGTCTGAACCAAGTTCTTCAAATCGATTCATAGCAGGTGAAAAATATTTCCCTGTGCCAGATACAGATCTAACTGCTAACATTGTATATTGTCTAGGCAGATCAGATCGTGTTGTTGTAGATAGCAACGGAGACTTTGTTGTTCGTGCTGGTAAGAATGGCGCACAGGATGAAATTCCACCAGAGCCACAAAACAGCATTACACTACAAATTCTTAAGATTCCACCTTATCCTTCTCTGCCAGAATCAAAATCTGCAGACATGGCTAAGATTATTGATACTAAAGTTGCTAACGAATCATTTGGAAGAAGAGTTAAGAACTATACCGTAACTCAACTTATTAGTGCAACTGATCGTTCACGTATCCAAGTCAAGGGATACAAGATGACTGATATCGCTTCTCTTGAGAATCGTATCAAAACTCTTGAATACTACGTATCATTTACGCTGGCTGAAGCTCTTGCAAAAGCAAGATATATTCCTTCGTCACTTGACTCACTAAACGATCGCTTCCGCTTTGGTTTCTTTGTAGATCCATTTACAGATTATAACTATTCTGATCTTGGAAATCCTGAGTACTATGGTACAATTAAGGAAGATCAACTTGGTCCTAAGTTAACCGAACTGAATCTTGAATTCAAACCAGAAGACAATTCAACTGGTATTGTAACTCTTCCATATAATGAATTCACAATCGTAGCTCAAAATGATGCTACCGACGGTGCTGTGATTACATCTGGACCAGTTGAAGTTCTAGTAGTTACTCAGAAAACTGAAGTTGCTATTCAGTCTCAGCGTAGTACAGCTCGCAGCGACAACGGCTCGGTATATGAAGAATTCTTCTATACATTCAGCAGTCTAACAGGACCTGTTGAATTCTATATTAATAGCCGTGATAATAATCCAGTCAACAACTTCTGGTGGTACTTATGTTACAACATATACATCAGCAGCTGCTGAAACAATTACAAATGCTGATATTTCTACCAAGGGTCTTAGCATTCTAAACGATGGCAAAAAGATCGAAAACCCAGGTTCTATAACACGTAAGTCTTATGGACCAGTTGGTGGTTTCGTTGAAGATAAGTTTAAGCTTCTTTGGACGCACAATCCAAACGATGGTATTTACTACAAGCTTCGTGTTTACAAGGGTAAGAACCATGGCGGACAAGGAAAATCTGGAACTTATGGATTTAAGCTTTATTATCCGTCGGATGTGGTAACCACTGAAACACGTATCGTTCCAAATCCTGCGAACTTTGATTACACTGGTGTTGTTCATACAATTTCACCAGCTGAATTCACAATCACTCTGTCAACAAACTATATGAATGATATATTTGGCTCGGTTGCAATTGGTGAGTTTATCTCTGATGCACAGAAATTCTCAATTTCTATTACTGGTCTGAAGCCAAATACATATCACAAGTTTATGTTTGAAGGCGAAGATCAGACATCGAAGTGCGCACAATCAAGAACGTCGACCACAAATACAACTGGTCTTCTGGCAGACATGAATGGTACTCTAAACTTTGATTTCTACTATGATGCAGGAATCAATGAAGCTACTACTGATCTTGAGCAACAGAATAAGCTTGCAGCATCGAAAGCTGGTGTGAAGGTGTTTACAGTTCAGTCGTACGATGGTAACTCGAAGACAACAGGATCTATTGGTGTTAAATACTACACAGGCCTACCATTTGGATTCGATCAACCAATCACACTGAATACATCACAAACTGCTACACAGGCTGCTACATCAGATAGAGCAACTACATCAGCAATTCCTGCTGGATTTAGTTCACAATCAATTCATGACGCTATTGATAATAATAACGTTCGTATTTTTGATTGGGATAACGTGAATGAGCGTCTTCGCTAAGAATAAATAAAGAAAAGATTAAGAGGAATTAATGTCGACATTTGACTACATCCAAACATTCTATGTAAATCCTGATACGGTTGCTAGCGCTTCTGAAATCATGTTGACTTCCGTAGATCTATTCTTTAAGGCTAAGCCTGCGCAAAATGCAAACGTGAGTGGTGCCTTTAAACCGGGCATCAACGTTTGGATTTGCGAAGTAGAAAACGGAGATCCTAATCCGAATCGCGTGCTTGTGAATTCGGTAAAATCAATCGACTATGATTCTGTCAACATTAGTAATGATGCACAGACACCAACGGTTGTTGGATTTTCAAATCCGGTTTTAATTAAATCTGCACGGTTCTATGGCATTGTTATTAAGTATAACGATCCAGCATATGACATCTGGACCAATGTTCAGGGAGATAGACTGGTAGGAGCAGGTGGTGTAACTAATACTGCTTCACCAGGTTCGCAGTCACGCTTTGATGGTTTCCTTTATAAGGCAACTAATTCAAGTAGCTATGACAAGTTTAGTAATAAAGATCTTAAGTTCAGTGTAAAGGTTGCACAATTTAATTCTGATAATATTACTATTCCACTTGTGAATAAAGACTATGAGTTCTTTACAATTGATCGAACAACAGTTGGAGCTATTGCAAGCGGCGAATATGTTTATCAAAACATTGCAGATGCTGCTGATATTACAGTTAACGTTTCTTCAACAAGCAATACAATTGTAAGAGCATCTGGAACTGGAGTATTCTCCAACTATAGCATCAATGATAAAATTGTAGTTACTAACGGTTCAGTAAGAAATGTTCTTACAATTACAAACGTTATTGATGCTACTACTATGACTGTTGATAAATTCCCAAGCTTTACTGCTACTGGAATTGGACTTAAAGTTCCACCAGTCGGTGTTGCATATTATGTCGACTATACCAAGAATAAGATTTATCTTGTTGATTCTAATGCCGCAAATAGTGATTTTAAGTTTGTCACTGGCACGAGAATTATTGCAGAAAGATCTGGTGCTTCGGCAAACGTAGCTTCAATTGATAAATTCAAAGTTGATAACTTTCAGCCAAAGTTCCTGATTGGTAATCCTACAACATCTGACTATTCGATGGTGTATGCAATTGCTAACTCTACAGATTACATACCTGCAACAACAGATAATCTTGAGCTTCTGAAGTTTAATAATCCTCCAAGAGAATCATACATTCTTTCACGATCACTTGAAGTAATCAACTCGAATCTGTTCGGCACCGAAAGAAAGTCAGCAGTTGTCAACGTAAGCTTTAATGTTGCAGTTGCTGAAGCAAATAGATTCTCTGTTCCTTATCTAAAGACGAACGAGCTTGATTTCTTCTTCTATCAAAATGATATCAATAATACCATTACTGCAACACGTGGCAGTATTACGAATTATGATACAGAAGTTGATCGCAACGGTCTTGCTAAAACCAAGTACATCTCTAAGAAGATCTCATTTGGTGAAGGTAAGTATGCTGAAGACGTTGTAGTCTATCTGGCTGGTTATCGTCCATCTGGTACTCAGATTAAAGCTTATGCCAAGTTGCATAATTCTGCTGATAAAGATGCATTTGATGACAAAGCATGGACTCCACTAGAGCTAAAGAATAACACTGACAGATACAGCACAGAAGATCCAAAGGATATCTGGGAATACACTTATGGTCTTCCACAATATCCTGAAGTTCATGCTAGTTTATCTGGCAACTTCTTGACAACAAGCAGCAGTAACAATATTGTTACGACAGCTGATGTATCTTCAACTCTTGCAACTGGCGATCTGATTAGAATATACAGTATTCTTACTCCACAGAATCATGAAGTGTTTCCAGTAGCTACTGTAACTGCACCGGCATCTCCAGGTGCAACCGGCTCCATCACCGTCTTTAAACCAATTACAAATGCTAATATTGTAGGTGATGTTGGTATTGAGAAGCTAAAATACAAGAACGTTGCTTGGAATAATATTGCCAATGATAACGTTGCTCGCTATGTAACTTCTTCTTATACAGAGTTTGATACGTATAACACAATGCAGATTAAGATTGTTCTTCTTTCTGAGAACACTCACGTTGTTCCGAAGGTAGAGCAAATCCAAGTGATTGGAGTCTCTGCATAATGTTAGTTGATACAAATCATCCAGGGTATGTAAAAGATACTGACTCTGGCGTTATCA